CAACGTGATTGACGGCTTCGGAATCATCTTCAACCAGATCATCTCGGTTGGCAACAGCATCCTGAACCAGCTGTATGTTCGCGGCGCACTCTTCGGTGCTCGCCCGAGCGATGCCTTCCAGGTTATTTGCGACGCTCGCATCAACCCGCCCGAGGATATTGAGAATGGTATTGTGAACGCCAAGGTGTTCGTGACTCCTGTTCCCACTCTCGAGCGCATCCAAATCGACCTCATTCGTGTGGCGATCGGTAAGATGCAAGAAGAACTTGACATTCAAGGTCTGGGTCAATCTAACCAGTGATGATAACAGAGAGTCAAACTATGTACCGGGATCTAAACCTACGGATACCCGAGGCTCTCTTTTTCCACCTGGAACGACAAGCGGAGGAGCAGGGTGTTTCACTCGAAGCATTCTGCTTCTCTCTTCTCTCCGGCGAAAAACAAGAGCCATCCCTCGTGGATCCAGCATATTACCAATCTTTGACGCTCGATGTCCTAAGGAAGGAAATCCCCAAGGTTATTGAAAGCGATCTAAATAAAGAAGAAGTTCGTAAGAGAGTGAATGCTCTCGAGTTTCAAATCTCACGGAGATACATTCGATGAGTGAAGTTACCGTATTGTCTCCGCAGATTCGCGGTATCTCCTACCCCTTAACCGTGGAGAATGGGAATCTCGCCACAAGCACAGATTACGCCCTGGTTACACAGCAAATCCGTAGTGTTATTGAAACACGGTACTATGAGAGGGTAATGAGGGCCGAGTACGGTATCGGAGACTATGTCCTGTAGATTTTGGACCCAGGGCAAATCAATTCTGCGATCCAGTACAGTATTCTTCAAAATGTCGCCGGGCTAAGTGATTTATCGGTTACGGGGGACTGGATCACTACTGGGGATGATGGGTTGTACCGGGTATTTATTCAGTATTCGGTTAACGGGATTCCGCAACCCCCCCTCAACTTTACTCTGGCAAATTGAGGGTAAAATAGGTTATAATGCCGTTGTCGTGTGATTACCTACGCCGCGATCAATCTAACCAACAAGAGATTCCAGGTCGGAAGCACAACCGATTTTGAGCGGAGGTGCAGAGAGCACCATGACTCGGACATGAACCCCGAGTTTCATCGCGCACTCCGTAAGAATCCAGAAAACTTTTACTGGATTGTGAGCGAAGACGACGGGTTGGAAACTCGTGACGAGGAGCAGTATTATCTGGACTTCTATCACGGGACTATGTGGTGTTATAACTCCAACCCAAGTGCCACTGAACCACCTTCCCAGCGAGGGACATGCTGGTGGAACAATGGTGTAGAGCAAGTGAAAGTGTTCGAGTGTCCGGGAGAGGGATGGGTTCGCGGGCGCCTAGGCAAGTGGTGGAACAACGGGATAGAAAACCGGTTCGGTGTAACCTCTCCTGGCAGTGATTGGATTCCCGGCAGGATACAGGTGGAAAAAACGGCAGAAAGACAGAGTTCCTCAGGCACTGGTAATGTCTGGTGGAACAATGGAGAAAAAGCAACACGGGCAAGAACTTGCCCCGGAGAAGGTTGGGTTAGAGGTAGACTACCCATGACTTGGTTATTCGGAGCAAAGTAAATGGCATCCAGATTCAAGACTGCCCCGGTACCGTCGGGTGAAGTTGCCCGTTACACAAGTGATCCGTACAATCTTTCAAGTTTGTACATGTTCGGTTCATCCTCTCCCTTCACAGGGCAGGGGAACACCATTGTGCGCCCAAACGACGACCTTCTCATCCAGAAGGGTGGAAACCGCGCCCTAGTAGTCTACCAGCGTTTGCTCTACGATGAGCAAGTACAAGCGTGTTTTAGAAAACTTTTGCAAGAAGTAACATCAAGACCTTGGTTTGTTCAGCAATATTCCGATAAGCCTGGTGATCTTGCAGTGCGCGACTTTGTCGCCGAGGTCCTGGAAGAAATGCCCCTTGACGACATCTATGTCGGTATGGCGGAGGCCCTTATCTCTGGTTTCTCCGTTGGGGAAATCATGTGGAAGAAAACCAAGCGCGGTGTAATACCTTTTGACGTTCGTATGCGCGATCAGCGTCGCTTTGTTTTCCAGGAAGACCAAGATGCCGTCAATGGCTTCACAATGCGATGCCTCACCTTCAACAGGATGTTTGAGGGTGTGGAGCTGCCGCAACGGAAGTTCATCGTCAGCCGTTACTGGGTTTCGCACAACGGTGACCCATACGGTGCAGCTCTCGGCCGCATTCTTTATCCTCTCGTCAAGTTTCGGCGCCGTGCCATCGAGTCTTACGTGCTCTACGGCGACCGTTACGCGACGCCGACAGCTGTTGCAAAAGCCCCGCTCTCAGCGAGCACTCGAGAGTTGGATACGCTCTACGGTCATTTATCCAATCTCTCCCAAGAAACGGCAATGATTTTGCCGGAAGGCTACGAACTTGAGTTTGTGGTTCCGACCGGTTCTCCCGAGGTCTTCAAAAACCTAATCGACTACATTGATAAGGAGATTTCCCTTGTAATCTGCGGAGAAGACGAGGCCGGGCAAGCCGAGGCAGGTTCCCGTGCATCGTCGCAAGTTGCTAACACCATTCGCGTAGTCCGCGCTAGCGAAATCTCTGAGATGCTTTCTCAGACCTTGACACAAACCCTTATCCGTTGGATTGTTGACCTCAACTTTGGGGTTGATGTCGCTGCGCCCTACCTCACTCGTGAGTTCCGCATCGAGGAATCCCCTTTAACGATGCCTGACGTTTCCCTCCTGATTCAGTCCGGTTACACCCCGCGCAAAGAGTGGATCGAACGCCATTTCCGCGTAGAGCTTGAAGAAAAACAAGCGGGAGGCTCTGAGAGCGGTGCCACAACCTACGATCCCCAGCAAGACCAAGACTTATTCGGATCCATCTTCGGTGGGGGAGGAGAGTCTGGCCAACCCTCGCCGCAGCAAGAACAGGCTGCTGCGCAAGACTTAAATGCAGCCGCAAATGTAATGGATATGCCTGCAGGAGCAACTCCAGAGGAAACTCAAACGGATACTGTGGGCTCACCCTCTGCGCAGGAGGAGTTAAGTGATACAACAAGTGCTGCTGCTGCAAAAGCCGGCCCAGATAGCGAACAGTGGATGACTGATGAGGAGATTGAGAAACTGTTAGGTGGGATGGAAGAGGAGCAACAAGCTCCCCAGAAACCCTTCGGCAATCAAAAAATCAGTGAAGACGAAGCCGTAGAGATGGATAGAAAGTAGGGTAAAAACTGAACAATGGGTCACTAATAAACACGGTGTTTACAAAACGCATCCACGTCTTCAAAGCAGGTGATCAGACTTCTGCCCAAGGGGTTCAGAGGCATTTCTCTGAAAAGGACCTTGATCAGGTAGTCAAAACTTATGATCCCTCGATCCATGAAGCCCCCCTTGTAATCGGCCACGCTGGCGACAATGACAGCCTTCCTGCATATGGTTGGATCAAAGGATTCGCCAAGCAGGGAGGAAATCTGTATGCCGACGTTGCCTTTACGGACACTGCCAAGGATCTGGTAAAAGACGGACATTACCGCAAGGTTTCAATCTCCTTTTACTCCCCTGACTCAGCAATAAATCCACACAAGGGTCAGTGGAGTGCTCGCCACCTTGCCTTGCTGGGGGCCTCTCCCCCGGCGGTAAAAGGCTTGGAACCCTTCTCCTTCTCGGAGGCGGAGGGAGTCTACGACTTTGCCGTAGCTCTCGCTCCCTCGGATATCTTCGATGAGGAACTTGGCCCCACGCTCATCGTGGAAAAAAGTCCGTTGGAGATGCTCCGAGAGAAGCTTGACGAAGTCCGCCAGGATGTGTCAAGTGCGGTAAAAGAACTACAAGGTAACCAACAAGCACAACCTACCGAGCAACTGGAGGACGTGGCTGCTTCTTCCGTAACGGAACAACCAGAAACAGCCCAAATGTCCAACCCAGACGCTCCTCAGTTCAAAGAAACAAACAAAAACGTGGGTCGCGAAGGAACTGAAATCGCTCAGCAGACGGCTGACCTCGAAGATCAATTTCCGGAAGAGGAATTTATGGAACAAGGAAAAATCAGCCGGAAGCACGCTAAAGGTGCCCACGGCCAAGTCATGCAAGTTGTAGAGAACGTCTACGATGAAGCACACAAAGAATCGACCGACGAGCGTAAAGCCGCCGCTGACCGTGCCTTCGAAGCCAAGCGCATGAAGAAGGAAGGTAAGGATGCCGAAGCTAAAGAGGTCAAGCGATTCGGCAAGGAAGAGGACAAGCTCATCAAAGAGGCCAAGCACTCTGAAGATGAGTACTCTGCCAACCATGCCGAAGACTCCACAGGCCGTTACGAAACCGCTCGTTCCACCGACAACGGTTACGTCGACCGGATGAAGACCGGTAAGCAAGGTGCTGACGGCAATGTAGGTCGTATGAAGACCGCCAAGTCCAGTGAGCAAGATCGTGATCGTATGCACACCGCAGAGAACGGTGAGCAAGACGAGGATCGTATGCGCACTGCCAAGGAGTCTGAAATGGCTTCTGACGGTTCTGAGCGTTGGGCAGGTCAAGCTGACAACTACGAGCGTGTCAACAACATGGACCAGTATGACACCGACGCCAAGAGCTACGGTGTGAATGCTCCTAAAGTTTCCTCCGGCACCGACCCCTACGGTCGTGACGAGACCGAGACAAAGATGCCGACCGAGTCGGAAGAAATGCCCGATGACGAAGTCTTTGCCGTTGGCATGACTAACGTCATGAGCGACAAGAATATGCGTGTTCTGCGTCAGAAGTCTTCTGACAAGCGTGCCAAGTCCGTGAAAACTCACGACCTGCTCTACGCTGAGCCCCAGGCCGACGAAATGACCGGCGATGATGGTGTCACTACCGCTCGCAAGGGAATGTCTGCTAGCAAGACCGTTGAGCACGCTGAGTACGAAACTGACGACGACGACGATTACGAAGATCTCGAAGGTCTGCGTAAGGAGATCGGTGATGGCACCAAGTCCAAGAGCCGTCAGTTGACCCCTGGCGCTATGGACGATACTGACACCCCTGGTGAAATCGTTGGCCCCGACGGTGCCTATGCCGAATCCTACAAGGGTGAGCCCAAGTCTAAGTCCAAGCAGTTGACCCCCGGCGCTCAAGATCGTGTTGACGATCCTGACCAAATCACCGGTCCCTCCGGCGTCTACAAAGAAGCTTCTTTGGAGAAACTGCGCGAGGACACCGGTGATGGCAAGCCTGCCAAGAACAAGCAACTGACCCCTGGTGCTCAGGATTCTCTGACGGATCCCGCAGAAGTCACCAAGAAATCTGGTGGCGTATATGCCGAAGAGCACGCCGAAGGTAAGAAAGACCCTTACACCAAGACCGGTTTCGGTTCCACTTATGAGGAAGGCGAAGGCGACGATGGTGTTGACGAGGGTGAAGAGAGCTACGGCGAGGGTTACTCTGTTGACCATTGCGGTATGGAGTACGGTAGCCCAATGCGCTCTATGAGCAGCATGGACATGTCTTCTATGTATGATGAGCTGATGAGCCTCAAGCAGAAGTACGCTGAGCTTGAGAATCGCAACCGTCAAGAGAAGATGAACTTCCGCCGGATGCAAATGGCTGAGGCTATCGGTCATATGTATACTGAGGGTCGTCTGACCGACGGCATCATGCCCGAGCAAGAGCTTCTCTCTTACGTTGAGGGTCTGGAGTTCGGAACTCTTGAGTTCTCGGAAGGCGAGACTGCCGCTACCAAGCTGCTGGCTCTGCTGAGCAAGCTGCCCCCGATGGTATCGTTTGGGGAAGTTGCTGGTGGTACATTCCAGTACGCTGAGACCGATTTGGACCCGCACGCTCGTGCTCTCCAGATGGTCGAGAAGGGCGAAGCAAGTGACTACGTTGAAGCTCTGAAGAAGACCATGTTCTCCTGATTTACTCTTGAGGGGATAAGCTATGATAAACTTTATGAGTAAAACCCATTACACATACGCTTATCTCCGGGAAGACCGGACCCCCTACTATATTGGGCGGGGGTCTGGCCGACGGGTCTTCAAGAATCACCGACATATCCCTGTTCCGCCAAAAGACAGGATTATTATGCTGAAAACGGGCCTCAGCTTCGCTGAATCCGTCCGCCACGAGGTCTATATGATCTCCGTCTTCGGGCGAAAGGACAACGGGACCGGGATTCTCAGGAATCTTACTAATGGTGGTGAAGGGACGCCGGGGAGGTCCCTATCAGAGCAAACCCGTGGAAAAATCAGAGCCACCCTGGAGACCACTCACGCCACTCGCGGAACCAACTGGTGGAGAAACCTCCCGGAGAATCGAGAGATCCAATCCTTCGAAAGTCCCGGCCCAGGTTGGGAGAGAGGCAGGCTAAGATTCTCTAAAGACACTCTGGAGAGAATGAAACTTGAGGGTGAAAAACACGGTCGATCCAAACTCACGAATGACGACCGCCGCCAGATTGCTCTGGAATATACCCCCGGCAAGAAAAACGGACACAACGGAAACTGCTCAGAACTCGCCACCCGTTACGGTGTCGGAATGAGTCAGATCCGCCGAATCGCGAGGAACCCTCGATGGACCTCCTGAGCGCCGTAGGTATGGCGACCAAGCGTCGCCAAGAATACATGCAACAGGCCAAAACTCTTGCTCGAAAATACAAAGAGCAGCCCCGTCTGGAAGAACGGATGAAGGCAGAGTCCCTTGGCCTTGTGAAAGGATTGCGCGACAAGTTGATGAAATGGGGTGAGTAC